TCATTTGTGGGGCATAGCCGTCTACATATGCTTTAGTGGCGATAACTGCTGTATCTACCGCGACCTCATTTGCAGTAACGGTAATTCCAGTCCCAGCCCCAACATCAAGCGTTGCAGATCCGCTAGACGACCCCCCAGTAAGTCCGTTTCCGGCAACAACATCTGTGATATCCCCGATTCCGCCGCCGCCACCACCAACCTCAACCCAATCCGAGCCCGTATACACGTAGATCGCGTCGTCTGACGTGTTGTAGTAGAGGTCGGCTTCTGACGGCGTTGAGGGCGCGCTGCTATAGCGCGGGAGATTTACCTTGTTGAGTAGCTTTGGCATCGGGCCCTCCTAGCGGGGGTTTACCCGATTATAACAACCCTGTACTGGTTGTTGCTTGGGGCGGAGGCAAAGTCCAGAACAACGGTACCGTTTGGGGTTCCTGTAGTCAATCCAACGGTGATGTCTGGGTATACCTTCTCGCCGTTAGAGGTCTGGAACACTTCGGCGACCACCCAAATGTTCCCAAGACCATGAGAGATCGTGTAGGTCGTTGCCGTACCGTCGCCAAGTTGCGCGGTGTACTTCGTCGTTCCGCCAAGTGCCGCGAGTCCTGCGGCGGCAGTAGTCTGACCAGTACCACCGTTGGCGATGGCAAGTGCGCCCGTAACCGCAGCGCTCTGCGCAAGGTTGATTGCGCCAAATGCTGGGGCGCCACCGGCTCCAGGAACCCGAAGAACCTGATCAGCAGTTCCTGCTGTGGTTGCATTGACAGCGCTTGTCCCGTTGCCGAGCAGTACGCCACCAGATGTCAGGGTGCTCGCGCCAGTACCGCCGTTTGCGACTGGAAGCGTGCCGGAAACTTCGCTTCCAAGGGCAATCGTGCTTGCGGTTGTCAGCGCATCGGTACCGCCAGTTGACTTAACGATACCAGCGGTGAATGTTGCAACACCAGTACCACCGCGGGCAACGCCAAGCGTGCCGCTGGTCAGCTTGTCGGTGCTGTGGCTTGGAATGTCTGAAGCAACAAGTGATCGGAATGAAGGGGCAGAAGGCCCACCAGTTGCAGGACCAGCGAACACTGCGTTGTCTGCTGCGGTTGTGGCGCCAGTACCACCCTTGGCTACTGGAAGGGTTCCAGTTACTGTTGAAGTTGAGACATCAACAGCGCTGGTTGCAAGCTTTGCTGCAGTAATCCCGGCGTCCTTGACGCGAAGGGTGTCAGAGGCAATCTCAATGGTTGAGTCGTCAACGTTGACCGCAAGGTCAGTTCCAGTGAGGGTAAGTCCAGCGCCGCCAGTAACTGCGCCAGACCCAGAGAACTGCGTAAATACAAGCGCGGTTGTTCCAAGTGTAATTGTTCCATCGGTGGTAAGAACCCAACCCGTGTTCCCGTTTACTGTTCCCTCTTCAACGAAGGTAAATAGGCCTGGGGTTACCTCTGCGTCAGCATCTGCGTCGGTTGCCCGGACTGCTGCGCCTGAAGCCTGAACAACGTAGATACCGTTCTGGCTGCCCGTTGACTGATTCTTAACAAGGACGCGGTCGCCAGTGGCAAGCGTAATCCCGTCAATTGCGTCGCCGTTTTCAAGAGCAGTGGCAAGTGCAACGTTTGCAGTTGTGGCAACTCGGACCGATGCCTTGACATCAAGTCCAGAGGCTACGCCGTCTACGTATGCCTTGGTCGCTGCGTCAGTTGCGTTGGTTACCGCGCCAGAGATAGTTACGCTTGTTGCGCTAACGGTCCCAGCGGTGAAGTTCCCCGACGCATCGCGCTTAACGATTGTGCTTGCGGTGTTTGCATCAGTGGCGTTATTGACGAGCGTGTAGTGCGCAGCGGACATTGAGCCAGCGTTTGAGCCGTCCGCTGCGCTAATGGAGATGGTAACGGTCCCGCCTGAGGTTGACTTCTGAATCGGACCAGTAACTTCAATGCCGTCAATAGACCCAACGGGCTCCCAGGTTGTGCCATTATAAACATTAACAACCTTGGTTACTGAGTTGTAGTAGACCTGACCCTGAGTTGGGCTCGCAGGGGCCTCGGGCAGGACGTGGATTACGGCATTACGAAGTTCATTTTCCTGAAGGTCAAGGTAGCTGCTAAGTTTAAGATGGGTCAGTATCTGCACAATATTCTCCTCAGTTTAGGTAGGCGTAGCCGCCAAAAGCCGCCGCAAATGTCACTGTAATCTGATTATCCGAGCTATACAAGACCTCGCCTATCTGGACGTTCCCAGCGCTGTCAACAATCGTCACGCTTGGGCGCCTTCCAAGGTTGTGCGTGATTGTCCAGCTAGAAGATGGAGACGCCTGGTTGTGGGTATATGTGGTTTGACCAACAATGGCGGTTGAGTTTGAGGAGGTGGTTGATATGTTTGCGTCTGAAATTATGACAGAATCTTGATCCTGTCCAATAATTACATTAAAATCCTCGCTCACCTAGTTACCTCCCCCGAAACCTTAAACTCTCCCTCAATCACACGAATGACAACGCCTGCTGGGGAAATAATTTCAAGGTCATATCGATAGTTTCCAGCTGGTATTTTTGCAGAAGTTCCCGCTGGAACCGTAATTTCAATTTCTCCATCTGCTTGCAGGACAAGACCGCCGCCGCCACTTGTCAAAGACAGGTACTCCTCAACGGAGCTTCTGGACTTTCTAACCTTCATTCTTCCGGAGTACGAGCTGATGTTAATGGGCGTGTTGTTGCTGTCCGTGTATGTAACAACGCGGACAAAGGTGGTTCCCTGCTCACAGATCATGTCATAGACGTTGGCTGGCATGGGGTGATTGTCGCACAATAAAGAATAAAGTCAACATAAGTTGGTTTTGGGATGCCTTTGTTGTATGATTGGGCCATGGGAAAGCCAGGAAGAAAGCCACAGGCACAAATTGACGCGTTGCGGGAGAAAATCACGCAACTGCTTCTTAATGGCGTCCCGACCGCCCAAATTGCCACCGCGACAGACCTTTCCGTTCATACGGTCAGGGAGCACATTAGAAATATTAGAAAAAAGTGGGCGGAAGATCAGCCAGATCAAATACTTACCCGGGCCGAGCTTGTCCAGAGGGCAAGAATGATTGGTCAGCAAGCAGCCATTGGGGCCTCAAAGGCTCGTGGCTCTGCAATGGAGGTTCAATATCTTAAGATACAAATAGAGATTCTAGATAAGGTCGCCAAGCTAACTGGAGCATACGCCCCGGTCCGTCAAGAGGTAACTGGCGCAGATGGGTCGGCAATAGAAATATCAAGGACACCGCATGAAATCGACACGCTAACAGCAACAGAGCTTTCAGACAGATTAAAGGTTTGGGCAAAAGAACTGGAGAACAATGTTGAACCAGAAGCAAAGCAAATTGAAGAAAGCAAGCCCGCCAACTAACGATCAGTATCGGGAGTGGCTAAGGGTTCAGGCAGCAAAGTCTGACGCAGCTTTTGCCGAATATATAAGCGACCTTATTTTTCCGCGCCATCTTCGCGAAATGGAAGTATTTTTAAATAAAAACGAGAGAGCCCTTGTTTTAATGCCAAGAGGCCACGCCAAAACCACCATGCTTATACACCGCACGGCAAGAATGATCGGACTTACCAAGGGCAAAATTAGAATCGGAATTGTTACCTCTGTTCTTTCGGACGCACTTGCCAGGTCTAGGGCAATAAAAACAATAATTGAGTCTGCAGAATTTGCCGAAGTTTTTCCTTGGGCAAAGTCTGGAGTGGCGGGCGGAAAATGGACAGACGAGGTCTGGACAATTAAAGGAGTAAACCTTGGAAAAGATGCTACGTGTTTCGCCGACGGGTTGACGTCCATTAAGCCCGGTCCGCGACTTGACCTTCTTATTGCAGACGACATTGTCGGGCTTAGAGAAAACGCAACTCCAACACAGCGACAAAAGGCAAGTGAGACATATTGGCAGGTCATCGACCCAATGCTTGTCCCTGGTGCAACAAGGTGGTACATTGGGACAAGATGGCACGAAGACGATTTTTATGCAGAAATTGAAAGCAAGGGAATTCCAACCTACTTAAGGAGATCGCTTGAAGAAGCTGGGCCTCTTTGGCCAGAGATGTATACGACCGAAGCGCTTGAGCAAAAAAGGGAAGAGCTCGGAACCCCAATTTTCAATCTTCAATATCAAAACGACGTTACCTCAATGGGCGGGAACATCTTTAGGTATGAGTATTTTAAATACGTCGACCAAGTCCCGCCTGGGGCAAGAAGGATTGGGGTTGACCTTGCTGCATCTGAGCGAGAAAGGTCTGACTACACCGCCGCCGTTGAGGTTCTTGAGGACGAAGAGCACAATCTTTATGTTCTTGGAGCTTATAGAACAAGAATTCAGCAGGGCCATCAAAAATGGCTTACCGGCGTTGAAAAGGACGGAACCCTTATTGACGACCCAAGCAGCCCAAGACTTCTTTGGCCAGCGAGGTTTGTTGGTCTTAAAGGTCAAAAGGATGTTTGGGGTGAGGAGCCAAGAAGGGTCACAGAGGTCAACATTGAGTCGGTTCAGTATCAATCAACTTTTGTAAGGGAAATGGTGACCGAAACAAGACTGCCCGCCCGAGGCGTGCGCCCCGAAAGGGACAAGGTGTTTAGGTCAAGGTCGCTTGCCGCAAGGTATGAGGCTGGCAAGGTTTTCCACCTTAAGGGAGGGCCAGGTATTCGACAGCTTGAGTCGGAAATGATGTCATTCCCAAATAGCGAGCACGATGACCTGGTAGACGCGCTTGTTTATGCCGCTGACGTTGGCAATTCTGGGTTTTACTTTACGTCGGCGAAACGGTAAAACCTATCTATCAAGAATAATATTTTCTTGGTTTTTTAGGGAGACGGAAAAACCGTATTTGCCATAGTAGGCCACGATTTCGTCCATCCTTCCGTCGTGCTCAACACATACCATTTCGGTAGAAAATTTATCGGGATCAAACTGCAGGGACAAACCTGCCGATGTACCCTCAACGTCAATAGAGACAAACTCAATAATTGGGTTTATTGACTTTGCAAGGTCCAGGACTTCTTTCATTGTGACGATCGGGACGTATATCTCAAAAAAATGAGACTTTGAGCTTTCTATTGCCTGGACATAGTCTTTCCATTTTTCGTAGTTTTGTGTTTCCATGGTTGAAACACCGGAGTGCGGGGCTTCCCACATCATCCTGATTCTTTTTTCTGGGTCAGTCTGATCGGTAATCATGGCGTTTACCAGGGTCATCTTTTTGTTTCCACTGTAAAGCTCAAAAAGTCTAGAAAATGAGAATGACGAGCCGTCAACAAGAACTCCGGACCAGCCAATCTCGGCAAGTTTTCTAGTGTTGCTTAGGTTAACCCCGTCATAAGCCCCAATATCCAGAAAGCATCCTGACCTGCCGTCAAATCTGCTGAGAATTACCTCTTCTTCGTTGTTTTGCGAATACACGGCTAAAAGCCTTCTTTTTCTTTAAACTGCCAGATGGTCTGTTTTTTGCATTTCCAGCAATTTGACATAGCCATGTTCTCAACGACACTCCTTCTTACCCCCTCTTCGGGCTTGTCCTTAACCGTTTCCCCGCAACGCGTGCAGAGCCAGAGTCCAGGCTTCACCTTCTCATCCCCCACAAGCCGATAGATCCACACATCCCTTTGCTTGTTTGGGTGGGGCCTTGTCTCAATCTTATGCCCCTCTTCCCTGAGCTCGCGAAGGCGCTTCAGCCCTTCGCTTCCGCCAACCTGCGGGCTGGCAATCTCGGGGCCTTCAATCCACATGTTTAGGTTTTCCCTAAGCAACTGGAGCACCTTATCTTTTCTGGTCATTTTGTTCTTGTCCAAGATCAAAATCCTCCCTGGATGATATGTAGGTGTATCCGAAAGGATGATACAACTAACGCATAGATTTTGTCAATTGCCAATAAACTCAACGATTTGCCCTTGATCCAGCTTCGAGTATTGCCGGAATATCATCAAAAATCTCGGGGAAATGGTCGTTCAATTGGGTCCAAATCATTTTGGCTATTTCCTGGATCTCAGGCTGGGCGGATGAGTGCATTCTGAGCGTGACAATGTGCCTCCACTCCCGCAGGTTTGATTTCATAATAATCCTTGTCCTGGTGGCGTTGGGAAGGACATACCTTGAAAACTGACCCTTGACCCCCATTGCCCGAAGCTTCTGGTAAGCCTCAAAGGAAGATTGAATAGAATTCTTATAGACCTCCAGGGCTTCTGGATTTTCAAAAACCTCTGGCGGGGTGAAGAATATGTCTTCCGGGCTTTCTTCCTCGTACTTCACATACCTCTGGCTTTCCTGCTGAAACGAGGCGAGCCTGTGGCGGACGAGCTCATGGCTGACGACCCTGGAGCACTCGATGGAGAACGTGGCGTCGACCATTTCAATCATGGATTGGTGGCCGGACTCAATCCACCTTTTTACGATCTCCTTATCCCCCATCTTTGCAAGGGATTTCTTGCCGTAGTCGACCCTTCCGGCGTATTCAATGAGATCTATGGGCTCCTGAAATTGCTCTCCGTCACCCCATGGCCTTGTCATCGAGATCAACGTTGCTTTTGGCTTCATGGTCTTCCTTTTTTGCTTCTTCCATGATAATTTTTATTGACTTATCCAGGCCCAGAAGATACGCCAGCCTGGTTGCGGAGTCAACCTTGCCAGGCATGTCTCCCTTGTGTTCAGTCAGTGCGGCAAGGATCAGTTCGCTAATCCTTTTGGCAGAGCGTTTAGCTGCGCTCAATTTCAATCCCGTTGATAATTTCCTTGAGCTCGCTGCTTACCCCGTTTGCGGCCTCCGCAAGCGTCATTGCGGCTGACATTACCTGGCTGCTCTTGCCCTTGACCGAGAACCTAACATCAAATGTCCAAACCCCATACCCGTTGTCCGGAGAAAAATATTTAATAACTATGTTCTCCTCGTCAGCCTCAACGCCGTACACCTTTACGATGTTCGATACGGACTGGAATATCCTCGCAACGGCTGCCTCTGTCTGTCCCTCAATCTTAAATCGAGCAAGGTTTTTTACCGTAGCCGAAAAGGCAGATGCGTAAAAGTCATCAAGCTCTTCGCTTCCAGGCTTCGACCACAGCAATTCCGGATCTTTTTCTTCCATGCTGGAATCATATCCTAACGCTATGGCGATTCCAGACTAGGACATGCTGCTAATCAGGTCCCTGCAGGTCTGGACAACCCTGTCAAGGTCTTTCCCGTTTGCACTACCGGCAATTCTCTTTTCTCTTCTATCCCAAATGACCGCAATCCACTCTTGGCCGTGCTTGCCGATATGGATTACTTCGAATCTTGACTTTTGATCATTGACATCTGCCATTTGGTCTCCTCCTCAAGGGGCTTTCCCCACTCACCCCTTTTGAGGGCGATGGCAATTAGGGCGTAGTTGGCTATATCAAAAAGTGCGTCTTCAAACGCTTCGTCTTTATGTTTTTCTTCCAAGTCGTTCAGGTGGACCTTGCCATCGACAATGGTGCCATTTAAACTCTTCATGACTCGAGACATCTTGTCGTTGGCGACCCTACTCAGAACGCCATACAATCCTAGCTGTTGAATGTTCAAATTTCCATACTTTGATTGTCTGTCTACGAGCACGTTCCACGACTCGTTAAAGATTTTGGCAAATGCCTGCTGAAACGTCTCCTCGCGGCTCATGAAAGACCGCCAGAGTTTTGGGCAATCCAAATAAGTGCTGCAAGGTTTGATACAAAAATTAAAAACCCAACAAAAAGTGCTGATATGGTTTCCTTAATGTCCCTCGAAGAGGCCATTGCAAACAAAAGAACCCCGTGCCAAAGAGTTGTAAAGCCGAGCAAAATCGTAATCACCAAAACTGATAAATCCACTATTTTTTCTCCTTTTTACCCCCAAAGAACATCGGCAGACACTCGCCGCAGACGCTTTGATTTCCAAATCCATTGCCATTGTCCTTGCCAACGGAAATCACGTTTTCTTTTCTCATCTTGCAAACCGAGCAAAGAACCTTTTTAATCTCCTTCATTTCCCTACCCCTTATGCTGCTTGCAGACGTACCTCATGATATCGCTTTTCTTTCCACCTGCAAAGTCGATGACCCTTTGGCTGTATACGTCGTTTGACATAAGGACCTTGCCACAGCTGGCGCAGGACCTGTTTGTGGCCCGTGCCTTCTGTGGCTGGGAGGATTGATTCTTTACCGCTATCTTGGCTGCCATAGAAGAATCCTAACACACGCAAAATCAAAACATCTTGCGCAATGGACCTGCTAAGGTACTGTTCTTGTGCGGCGGCTTCCATGCCCCGCCGCTGGGGCCTTTCGCCCCTGCCGCCTCGGTGGTTTCCTCCTTTTCCACCGGGGCGGCTTTTCTCATTCTGGAACGTCCTTGCCCTCAATGAGCCAAAGGAAGAAACCGGTGGCCGTGCCCTTCTTCTCAACGTATCTTCGATAGGCGTTCACAAGCGGCTCGGCTTCTTGTCGCTCCAACCTCAACTCGATTCCGCCGATCTTGACAATCATTGCCATGTTTGGGTCTAGTTGTGGGGCAACCCTCTGCGCAATAGTTCCGTCAACCGAATCAGTGTACTGGGTTGTGATTGCGTTTGGGTCTTGCGGGATAACGGTTGTCGATGGGCGAAGCATTTCATCTGACGGCATGTCAAGATCGTCGGCGTACCCACTAGCGATCAAAAGATCCTGCTCGTTGAGGCTTTGAATCAACTCTTCAAGTGCCTCTTCGTCGTAGTAGCCAAGATCTGAAGCCCGATTGTCAGCAAGGGCAAATGCAGTTGCTGTTTTCTCGTCGTCGTCAACCCAGACAACCGCAATCTGCTTCCACCCAAGCTGCTTGGCGGCCTCAAACGTGTGGTTGCCAGCAATCACTTCTCTTGTCGACCTGTTAACCACGATTGGCTTTCTTTGGCCAAACTTGGCAAGCGACTTCATCACGGTGTCGACACTGCCTTTTCTCGGATTTTTGCCCCATGGCTTTAGCTCGTCAATTTTTGTCGCGAGCGGGATAAGGTCGTCGATAATCATTTTGACTCCTTTGCAATTTCTTCTCTTAGCTCAACCAAAAGGTTTTTTGACTTTTCAAATGCGGCAACCATTGAGTCAATAGATGTCAGAAGTTGTCGCTGTGCACTTCTCACGGTCGAAACAATCTGCTTGTCTTTTGCGTCAATCTCTCGATATTTTTCTAGGATCAATCGTTTTGTTTTTGATTTTGGCGGGACGCCAAGCGATGCGTAGCAACGCAACGTTTCTGCGGTTACCCGATATTCTTTTGCCAGTAACTTGCACGCCTCAGTGATAGACGTGACATGCGCCGGGGAGCTCTCAATGAGCACCTTTTGGACAATCCACGGCGGAACGCCATCACCCGCATAAATCTTTTCCATGAACCCTCCTTCTTTGGCCTGTTTGCGGATGCTATCACAGGCTGGCTGTGGATGCAATTTTAGAGATAGTCAGAGCAAGAAGCGTAGTATCCGCACTCGCATATGAGCTTGCACTTGTGGTCAGCAAGCTTTTTCCCGCAATTAGGACATGTTCGTATAATATCCTCTGGATCATTTTCTTCCGCCATTTTTTGTGTTTCATCACTTGACATGGAAGGTTTCCTGTATACAATAAAACCAGTATCTCAGGTACAATATGGTTCTTAAGTACCAGAGTACCAAAGAAACAGTATTCCAAGAAATACCTTGTTCCTTCGGGTACAGCAATTCCTAAGATTCCTTCGGTATACAATACCTCAGGAATCTTAGGAATTCTGTACCCGGTTACTTATTGTTCTTAAGAACATTCGGTATTTCATACCTCATGTTCTTAAGACCAATAAGTAACCTTTTAGGCAGGCTCATGACAATGTTATACGATATTTTACTTTGACTGATTTGACGCGGCTGCAATTTTAGCCTATCGTTGTACCAGCTCAAGGTATTTGGGCAAAAAAGAAGGAGATAAAAATGAGCGGATCAAAGCAGATCACCATCGTTGAAGCAGCTGAGATTCTCGGAGTTAGCTACTCCGCGGCAGTCCAAGCCTCTAGGCGATACGGCTGGCAGAAAATGAATGCTGGCAGGGGGCCAAAGGGTGGCCGACCAAGAATTACCTATAGCCTCGCAGAGGTTGAGAAGTATCAAAACGGCAGGAATCGGCAGACGTTTAGGCCGCGCAAGGCAAACGACTCTTTGCTTCAGGCAGTTCAAGAAGCAGCCAAAAACAGAAAGCCGATTGGCAGGATTGCAAAAGAGCTTGGCGTAAGCCACTTTTTGATCGGCAGCGCGGCGTATGAGCTTATTGCTCGTGGCAAAAAGTATTAGGAAAAACTAGATTAATTCGGTTGCCGTCGTAGCTCAGTGGATAGAGCAAGGGACTTCTAAGCCTTTGGTCGCAGGTTCGATTCCTGTCGACGGCGCCAAATATCTGGTATAATTGACAAATGAACAAGCCAATGGCCCTGCAGATCCTGCAGGAGAACAAGGCGAGAATGACCGTCGGTGACAACTGGCGGGACATTGTTGACCCCAACTTTTACGTCAAAGCTGGCTGGCCGCCAGAGTGGATTGACGAAATTTACCGACCGCACGCAACGCAGTCGGGAACAGTTTTTGGGGTTTGGCACCTTGACTTTCTGCGAGCACTCGCAAAAGCAATTGGTATCCCCGAATCACCAGACCTTGGTGCGTACTCGGAGGCCAGGCATTTGGCAATTGCCATATGGCAGAAAGTCATGGAAGAAGGAGAAAAGAATGAGAAGCAGTAAGCCACACGGGCAAAAGTCGGTAAAGCTAATGACTGACGGCGAAATTGTCAGGCTTCACGAAAAAAGAGTTTTGACATTTAGTTGGGTTGCATTTCTTGATGGGGAAAGCGACCGGACGATTAAGGACTACTATCGAAACGCAATGAAGAGAATGGCAGAAATTGACAACGAAATTGTCAGCAGGGAGATAAAGATCAGTTGCCACTGATCAACGCTTCCAGGGGCGTTCTTTTTTCAATTGCTATTTTTTTGTCTGCCCCTGTGTACATTCAGCCAAGGAGCGTTGCGCTTGACGTAGATCAAAGAGACAGCTGGGCGCTTGAGGAGGAAGGCGAAACTTCCCCAAGTAAATTTAT